GATGCAGTAACTCAGGGAGTTTTGTACTACACAACTAATGCCTCTGCTAACTGGACACTCAATATCCGTGGTAACTCAGGCACAACTCTTAGTTCACTGCTTGCCGTAGGAGATGCAATCACCGTTGTATTCCTTGCTACCAATGGAGCAACTGCTTATTATCCAACGGCCTATCAGATTGATGGATCTGCTGTTACTCCAAAGTGGCAAGGTGGAACTGCACCAACTGCAGGCAATGCCTCATCTATTGATGCTTACTCATTAACAATTATTAAGACAGCAGCAACACCAACTTACACAGTACTTGCCAGCCAAACTAAGTTTGCATAAGGAGTAACAATGCCTTTATTAGGAACTAGAGCAGGAGCTTCTGCTTGTGGTTATGGATTATTCGGAGGAGTACTCGGTCCAATTATTGCCGATGTTCTTGTCGTTGCAGGCGGCGGAGGCGGTGGTGGAGGTGGAACCTCTGGTGGTGGTGGCGGTGCTGGCGGTTATAGAACAGGATCAGCATTTACTTTAACCGCTGGAACTTCTTTTGCGGTAACAGTCGGCGCAGGTGGTAGTGGTGCTGGGTTTCAAACACGTGGATCAACTGGTAGCAACTCGGTATTTTCAACAATTACTTCTGCTGGTGGCGGCGGTGGTGGTGGTGGTGGCTATCCAGCTCTATCTGGTCTTTCAGGAGGATCTGGTGGCGGCGGTGGCGCTGGTGTAAATGATGGTGGCGCAGGTGGTGGAGCAGGAAATACTCCATCAACTTCTCCAGCGCAAGGAACTAATGGCGGTGGTGGTGGTCAAGTAACAGGATCATATTCTATTGGTGGATCAGGTGGAGGAGCCAGTGGTTATCCTAATGGTTCTGCAAACAGTATTACTGGAACTTCTGTTACCTACGCTGGTGGAGGTGGTGGCGGTGGTGATGGAATTGATGGAAGCACAGGCGGTTCAGGTGGTGGCGGCAACGGTGGACGCGCTGGTGCATACTCACCAACTGCAGGAACTGCTAACCTTGGTGGCGGTGGCGGTGGTGGAGGCGGAAGTTCAGGCCAATCCACAGGTCAAGCTGGTGGTTCTGGTGTAGTCATCATTAGATATCCTGGTACTACTCAAAGAGCAACTGGCGGAACAGTTACAACTTCTGGTGGAAATACAATCCACACATTTACATCTTCTGGAACTTTGGTTGCTGGTTTACCTAAAGCAACAGGTGGAACAATTACTAATGATAGCACTTATTGGTATCACACATTTATTTCATCAGGCAACTTTGTGCCATCTACATCTTTAACTGCTGACATTCTTGTAATTGCTGGTGGTGGTGGTGCAGGTGGATACGGTGGTGGAGGCGGTGCAGGTGGACTGCTTTTACATTCTTCACAATCACTAACCAGTGCAACTAATTACACTTGCACCATTGGTGCTGGTGGTACTGGTGGTTTATATTCTACTGCTGTTAAAGGTACTAATGGAGGTAACTCTCAGTTTGGTTCTTTAACACTTTCCGCAGGTGGTGGTGGCGGAGGAACAGCACAAAACGCTAACCCAGGTGCTCGTGTAGGTCTTGCAGGAGGTTCTTCTGGTGGTTCAGGAGGAGCAGATACTGGTGGTTCATATGGGACAGTTTCCTCACAAACTCCAAGTCCTTCTGGACAAGGTTCTGCTGGTGGAGATGGTAGTTCACAAACATTTGGTATGGGCGGCGGTGGTGGTGGTGGCGCTGGTGGAGCAGGTGCTGCTGGAACATACTCTTCCCCTGCAACTGGTGGCGTTGGATTGTCTACTTATTCATCTTGGGGTGTAGCAACAAGCACAGGTCAAAACATTTCAGGTACACGTTGGTATGCTGGCGGTGGTGGTGGCTATGCTAACTACGGTAGCGGTGGTTCAAACCCTGGTGGTAACGGTGGTGGTGGAAATGGAAATGGAAACGTAGGACCACTTTCACCTGGAACTGCAAACACAGGCGGTGGTGGTGGTGCTACTGATAACTCAGGTTCATCAGGCGGTTCAGGTATTGTTATTATTCGTTACCCAATAGCGTAAGGAGAAAATAGAATGTCACATTGGGCAGAAATAGATGAGAACAACATTGTTCTTCGTGTACTTGTAGGCAATAATAGTGAACCAGATGAAGGCGAAGCCTTTATGAATAGCCTTGGTGGTACTTGGGTTAAGACCAGCTATAACGGAAATATCCGTTACAACTTTGCAGGTATTGGTTACTCATACGATGAAGATCGTGATGCTTTCATAGCACCAAAGCCTGATTGTCACCCAGATTTAGTAACCCTTGATGAGGAAACTTGTCGTTGGAATTGTTCTGATGCTTCACACATAACCATTCAAGGAGAATAATAATGCCATACGGCTCTGACATCACCGAGGGAATACCCTACGTACTCTCCAACCCTGCTGGAACTACTAACTATACTCAGACTGGAACATTCTACGACGTAGCCTTTTCAGGGCTACCGTTCTTTGTTGCTGCCTCTGAAGCACAACCTTATCGTCGAGTCACAGCGCAGTATCGTAAGCAACAGATTGACCAGACGCGTGAACCTGGTGAGCAGACGCTCACCGGCTGGTGGGTTAGATCTCAATCCTCGTTCCACTTAGGAGCGGGGATTAAGTTTTTTGAGCCTATCCAAGAAGAGTCACTGCGCTTTCAGTACACAGAATCTAAAGGTGTAGATGTCTGGACTAGAGGACAGGCTACTCTGCTCAACGATACAGCCAGTTTCTATTCAGGAGCTGCCCCTGCTCAGATGATCGGTGTTAACGATGGCACCAATGACTGCATTATTGTTAGTGATGGATCAGCACTGAAGAAGATTACAACTGGTGGTACTTCTAGCACTTATACCCAAACTGGTACAGCATCTACAATCTACAGCCTTACAACCAATGGCAAGCAGTACTTCTTTATCAATGGCAGTCACGTCCATAGAGGAAACCTTGCTGGAACTACAAGCGATACTGAAATCTATAACGCTTCTAGCACTACTCGTGCCACTATCCGCTTTGTAAAGCAGCGCTTGATTGCTGCTATCGGTCCATCAATTTATGAATTAGATGTTAACCACGGTGGCGGTTCTTTACCTACTGCTTTGTTTACCCATCCTAACTCATCTTGGGTATGGTCTAGTATCTCTGAAGGACCACAGGCTATCTACATCTCAGGTTATGATCCTAATGGAACTTCATCATCTGTCTTTAAGGTTGGCCTAGATCCTACAACTCCTAACGCTCTAGGCTTTCCAACCCTTGAAACACCTACTGTAATTATTGATTTGCCAAGTGGTGAATACATCAATGACTTTGATGTCTACCTTGGTACCTATGCAATCCTTGCAACAAGTGCTGGCTTTAGAGTCGGCGTTGCTGATAACACTGGAGACATCCAGTATGGACCGCTTCTCTTTAGAGATGCTGCCTGTACTGCTATTGCCTTCAAGGATAGTTATGCCTACATCGCAACCCTTGTAGATGGAGAGGCAGGGCTAGTACGCACTGACCTATCTACAACTGTGATCGCTAGCGCTCTGTATTTTCCTTGGGCTTGGGATCTTGTCGCTGCTGGTACTAGCGCTACTGCATCTCAGGTTGCTTTCTTTGGTAACTCAGACCGAGCAGCATTTGCTACAGGTAATACTATCTATGCAGAATCTACCAACCTAGTATCAACTGGCTACTTGCGTACTGGTTATATCCGATACAACACACTTGAGACTAAGATCTATAAACTGCTACAAGCTCGTATCAATACGACTAACGGTGGTATTGCTATCAGTTCTGTTGACTCGGTAGATACCGAATACAACATCGGTACATTTGCACAGGGTACGGTTGTCCCTGAGATCAGCGTGAACTATCCAACTACTGCACAAGAGTATCTAGGATTTAAGTTTACCTTTACTCGATCAAGCACTGACTCTACCAAGGGACCACTGTTTACTGGCTACCAGTTGAAGTCGCTACCAGCAGTTCCACGTCAGCGCCTAATCCAATACCCAGTATTCTGCTATGACCACGAGAGCGATAAGTTCAGCAACGAAGTAGGTTATGAAGGATCTGCCTATGCTCGTTTATCTCAACTAGAATCCATTGAAAATGTTGGTGACACTATTCGTATTCAAGACTTTAGAACAGGCGAAGAATACCTTGGCATCATTGAAGAGATGGACTTCATCAATAAAACCCCAGAGGATAAAAGGTTCTCTGGATTTGGCGGCACACTACTCATCACGATACGGACAATCTAATGCAAGCACAAGACTACGCAACCCTGACAGTTGCTGTAATGACAATAGTTGGCGGCTTTGCTGCTGGAGTAAGATGGTTAGTCAAGCACTACCTCAACGAACTTAAACCCAATGGTGGCAGCTCGATAAAGGACTCCATTAAAAGATTAGAGGATCGTATTGACGATCTATACAAACTGGTAGCGGAGAGATAAATGATTCCATTAGCAAAGAAGGCTACCCCTGCTGCTGTCGCAGTGCTACGTCAGGCTACTGCACACTGGCCTAAGCGCAACAAGGCATCAGATGGATTGCTACCTAGCCCAGCACACGTACACCAGAACCCTAACTCAGATCACAACTCAGGTTTTGCAGTAGATCTAACTACTGATCCAGGACGTGGCGTTGCTTGTGCAGTGATCTACCTAGAGCTACAGAAAGATCCACGAGTGAAGTACCTGATATTCAAGGGAAGAATCTGGTCTGCAGAAAAGGGTGAACGTGATTACACCGGTCCGAACAAACACAATCACCACCTACATATTTCGATCAAGGAAGAGTGCGGCAACGACACTTCGCCTTGGTTCCCTTGGCTGCCCCAGCCAAAGGCTATCAACAAAGTGAAGGCAGCAGTTAAGCCTTTACCTAAGAAGAAAGAGAATAAATGAACGCAAAGATGAAATCAATGCTCGCAACATACCTCCGTGCAGGAGTAGCGTCAGTACTTGCGCTATACCTTGCCGGAGTTACAGATCCAAAGGCTTTAGCATCAGCAGGTATCGCTGCTATCGCAGGTCCATTGCTTAAGGCACTAGACCCAAAGGCAACAGAGTTTGGACGTGGCGCTAAGTAATTAGCCCATAAGCGCGAGGCAATGGCCCCCTGTTCAGGAGAAATCCTGGATGGGGGGCTTTTTTTATTTGTCTGGATTGTCTACTGGACAGGGAATACACACCAGATTCCCGCAGTTAGCACAGGTTCCGTCGAGGTGCCACCAAGCTATGTCGTAGTCCTCAAAGGCTGCCATAATGTTGAATACGGTACACCCACAGGTACAGGCGTGGACGGGGCCTAAGCCCCTCAGATCGGCTCCAAAGGGCTTAGGAAGGGTGTTTCTGCGCCATCGTAAAGATGGCAGGGAGAGTAGACGGAGCCGCATAGTATCGGGCCTCCCTACTCCTCGGCCCGATAAGGGCCGCTGTACTGTTATTCGCCTACGGCTCATATTGTACACACGCCTGGTAAGAGTGTGTCTTGCGACACGCCGTATGATATGATCTGGTAATGACAACGTTGATAGGACTGCAAGGACCTGACTTCGTAGTCCTTGCCTCCGATAGTCAGATCACCGATAACGATCAGCGCATCATATCTACGCAGACTCCGAAGATCGTTCACGTTGGTGATTACCTGTTAGGTATCACGGGCGATTCACGACCTGGAGATATTCTCGCCTTTAATTGGAAACCACCTGCATATAAAGGACAAGATCCGGTGCAGTGGATGGGTAAGAAGATCTTGCCTAGTATCTACGCTGCCTTTAAGGATAATGGATACGATCCATCCGATAAGGAAGCCAGCTTTGCTTACCTCATCGCCTTTGATGGAATGTTATTTTCTATTGGATCAGATCTATCCTTCAATGCTAGTGAGCGTGGACTCTTTGCAGCAGGTAGCGGTGGAGCATTTGCCTTGGGTTATCTCTACTCGCTCAAGCCAGGATCCTACAAGTCTCTGCTGATGTCTAAGGTGGTAGCAGAACGCGCAATAAAGATCGCGTCGGTACTTGATGTTAATACCTGCCCACCTATACAGTTAGTTACTCAACAGAAAGGATAAACAATGCTCGGATTTTTATTTGGACTACTGATCGGTTTTGTGTCAGCATATGCCTTTGATGCTTTCCTACAGTATAGAGATGATAAATGATTACAGATCCTAAAGAACTGCTACTGACAGTACTCCACGCTAAGGATGCTAGTCGTGATCGCAGTACACAAACACAGGTAGGTCCATCAGAGATAGGTGGTTGCCGTCGTAAAGTCTGGTACCGATTAAACGGACAACCAGAGACTAATGATAACCAGTCTAAGCTGGCTGCAATTATGGGTACTGCTATCCACGCTGCAATCGAAGAGGCTATCGGTCACTTAGATCCAGATGGTAAAGATTACTTAGTTGAAACTGCAGTAGAACACGGTGATATGAAAGCACACGTGGATCTATTCATACCTAGCACCGGCGCAGTTGTGGATTGGAAGACAAGTAAGGTCAAGAACCTTTCTTACTTCCCAACAAAACAGCAACGTTGGCAAGTGCAGATCTATGGCTATCTACTAGCGCAGAATGGTCACACAGTCAACACTGTTAACCTCGTTGCTATTGCTCGTGATGGTGCTGAGAAGGATGTCAAGGTTCACTCAGAAGCCTACGATGAAGATGTTGCACTAGAGGCTTTGGAGTGGTTAACTGAAGTCAAGGAAATGGAGACAGCTCCAGAACCTGAGAAGGATGAATCCTTCTGTAAGCACTACTGTCAGTACTATGACGCATCAGGTCAGATGGGTTGTGTTGGCTTAAAAAAAGAACATATCGTCCTGAGTGAAGTAGTCATTGAGGATGAAGAAGTTGACAAGCACGCACTTCATTACTTACAGTTGGATAGCAAGATCAAAGAGTTAGAAAAAGAAAAGGATTCTTTGAAAGCATCTTTTGAGGGAACCATTGGCGTTACTGCTAGTGGTATTGAAATCAGTTGGACAAAGGTCAAAGGTCGTGAGACAGTTGACAAAGATAAAGTAAAAGAACTTATTGGTTTTGTCCCAGTAAGTATAGGCGAGGAAACTGCAAGACTAAACATCAAACCAAGTGGAGGAAAGTAAATGGCTACAGAAGGAACAAAGTTCCAGGTTAACTACAAGTTATCTGATGGAACACTTATTAATCTTTATGCTGCATCAGTTGCAGAGTTAGAAGCAGGACTAGCAGATCTTGCTATGAACGCACTGAACATCAAGGCAACAGGTGTCGAGCTAGGTGCAAGCACAGCAGCACCAGCACCAACAGTTGCATCAGTAGCAGCGCAGTTCAATGCAACACCTGTTACTCAAGATCAGCCTGCTAGTGCAGGCAATGTATGTCGTCACGGAGTGATGGCATTTCGTGAAGGAACATCAAGCAAGGGACCTTGGAAGGGCTATATGTGTGCTGCACCAAAGGGTGCAACAGACAAGTGCGACACTATCTGGGTTCGATGATCGGTGCGCGAGCCTCGGTTCTATGAGAACCCTGCTTGCGCTACAGTCGGTGGAGACTTCTGGTTTCCTGAAAAGGAAGCTGGAAGTTCTAACACTACCGAGATGGTTATGGCTAAATCAATCTGTAGAAGATGTCCACATCAGGCAGAGTGTGCTGAGTGGGGAATACAGAATGAGATGCACGGCATCTGGGGAGGAATCGCTGAAGGCGAACGCAGGATAATTAGACGTAAACGACGGATAGCATTAGAGGGGGGAAGCGTTGCTTGACTTATCACGCGCTTGGAGTGGTGTGCTTACCAAGGCAACGCCACTTCCTGACGTGTGGCAGGCGCTGTCAGCAAAGCAGATTAAGTTCCGTCGAGGACAAGTCTGTATGGTAGCTGCTGCTCCTAACGCTGGTAAGTCTATGTTCGCACTCGTCTATGCGATGAAAGCAAATGTATCAACGCTCTTCTTCTCAGCAGATACTGATACTACAACTGTGATGATGAGAGCAGCATCTGTTGCCTCTGGTCACTCGCAGATATCAGTAGAGGCAAACTTATCTCACGATAAGCACTACTACGATAGACACTTTGGAAAACTAGAACATATTAAATGGGTCTTTGATTCATCCCCTTCACTAGATGATATCGAGTTAGAGGTCAGGGCATATGTAGAACTCTATGGCAAGGCTCCAGAGCTGATTGTTATAGACAACTTAATGAACGTTGCAGCAGAGACTGACAATGAGTGGGCTGGCTTACGTGCGATAATGATGGAACTGCACGATATGGCACGTAAGACTGAAGCCTGCGTA